CCCCCGCGGCCGGGCGGGGCGGGGAAGGACCCGCGAACGCATTGGAATGCATCTCGCCGCCAGGTCGCATAGATTGCATCCTGCCCACACGGGTGTGCACTGCGCTCCCATCCCCTCAACCTCCACCCTGCCCGGGCTGGGGGCGGACCGGACTCCGGACCCCCCTTAGGGGGAGTCCGAGTCCGCCCGGTCTCCGCCCCCCTGAAGCCGCCGCGGGCATTCCGCTAGAGTCCGCGCTTTGTCCGGATTGTCCGGTGGCAGGTAAGTCATCGGGGTCTATGGAATTCTCGTACACGAGTCCGTTGTCCGCCCGAGTCCGGCCCTTGTCCGCTAGCCCCGTTCTGGCACGCCGGAAGACACGTCCGCGCGTCCCGGCATCGGGCGACCCGGACAAGACTGCTGGGGCGCAGCAGGCCGACCGCCAAGCCTCTTCCGAGATGCCATAAACTGCAGAATGCGAGATATTCGAGGCGTCGGCGACCAGCCCGCGCAGCACGTCCAAAGCCTTCCGCTCAGCTGGCGCCAGATCGCGGAATGCGGCATCGGCCGGCGGTAGCGGGTGGCAGACCGGCAGCGTGATGCGGTCGCCGTCCGAGTCGACGCCGCCGTCTTCAACCTCCACGCGGAAGGCGAGATCTAGGCGAGGCGAGCCGTTCCGGTTCTTCGGCAGCACGCCGCCCGCCGCCCGCACGACTCCGTCCTCACCCCGCTCGATCAGGATGGACACGTCTAGAGCGCCGTTCAGAACGCCGGAGCCCCGTGGCGTGTCGCCGGACTTGGGTGGGTGGTGGATCAGCACGACGGCCGCCCCCTGCGCCGCGAGCGCACGCCCTGCGCGGACGATGACGCCGTAATGCGCCTCCTTTTCGGCCTCCATCGCGCCGGCCGGGAATGCTATCTGCAGTGTGTCGATAAAGATGAGCGACGGGCGCAGCTCTTTCACGATGGCGCGCATCCGGATCAGGTCGCCGCCGCCGGGCATAAGGTTCGTGCCTCCGACTACCAAGCGGAAGTCTGGGGCGTCGCCATGCCGACGACGCAGCGCTTTGATGCGGCCCCTCATGCCTGCGGGATCTTCGGCGGCGAAGTATAGCACCGGCCCTGTCCGTTTGGTCCGCATCCCGAAGACCCGCGGCGCGGTCGGGCCGTCGCCTTCACGCTCGCCAGGGTGCGCCGGCGCGTCGACCGAGCCGACCGGATCGCCCAAGGCGACCATGTATCCGAGATAGGGTGCCAACAGCGACTTGCCGGTGCCCGGCTGACCGAAGATCATGGCAAGGTCGCCGGGCGCCAGCAGTCCCTTGACGACGTATCCCCTCGGGGGCGCGGCCTCACAATCAACGGGCGCGAGAAGGCGAAGGGGCGACGGGTCTGGGGTCGCCTCGGCCTTGGCGTCCGGCTCGGGCTCTTCGTCGTCGCTCATGGCGGCGTCGATGTCGATCTTACTCCGCTCCCACGTCCAGCCGTTGGCGCGAGCGAGCGCGTAGACGGTGCCTAGCATTGTCGGATTCCGATGGTCGAGTTTCAGGCGCGACCACGTCTTGTCCAGCTCCCGCCGCGCGTCCTCTGTCGTCGCCGTTCGGTTTCGGATCTTGGCCCGCGTCCCGGCGAGCGTCGGATGGGCCGGGTCTATGGGCGCCCCGGTCAATGCCGACTGATACCACCACGAGCGATTGACACACTCGCGTGCCATCTCGCGGGCGTCCAGATCTCCCCCGCTCGCGAAGTGCAACGCGCCGAGAACCCCAAAATAACCGTCGTAAAGGATCTGCTCCGGGCCGATCGCGTCCAGGGCGGACTGCAGCTTGCCGGACGCCAGGTCGTCGCTGAACCGGCTTTGCTCTAGGCTCTGCCGCAGCGCCCACTCTTCGGGATCCCCGTCAACGGGCAGGTCTTCGGCCCGACGGGCACCCCAGGCGCGGCAACGCTCCACCGGGATTCGCGGGATATCGCCGTCACCGCCGAGCAGGGACGCGAGATCCAGGTTCGCCGGGAGCGGGCGTTCCCATCGATACGGGCGACCCGATGCGGGATGGATACTCGGTGGTAGCACGACCTGCTGCCCGAAGCCCATTAGTTCGATCTTCCCCCACGTCCCGGTGCGGGTGGTCTTGGCCATCGGCGCGTCCGCTATGACGTAGAAATGCCGCCGCTGGCCGCTGGCGTTGCCAGAAACGACGGTCGGGCAGAGCGGCAGCACGTCGGCCGGCACAAGCTCGTGAAGCGCGGCGAGGGCGTCGGGTGTCGGCTCGTCTACATCGAAGTCAAGAACATGCAGGAAGCCGTCGCCGACCCTGCGCCCCGTTCGCAGGCCGATGTTCCCGCCCGGCTTCCGAGCCGTCATGAAGGTCTTTGCTGTGTGCGGCGCGGCTGCGGGCCAATTCGCGGCGAACGTTTCCTTCGATCGGGGTTCTAGCGGCAAAACGTCGAGCCCGAGCGTCATTAGACGCAGCGCCTCCCGCTCGATTTCGTCGCGTTTTTCGCAGGTTTGCTGTGGACTTTCGGTCGTTTTCATGGGATATTCCCGGTGCTTAGTACGCTATCCAAACCCCGCACCGGCGCCCACCGGTCGCGGGGTTTCCTCTTTCTACTCGGCCGCGAGCAGCCGCGGCCCCAGCGCTTCGCGCCACAGCAAATCGGCCCGCGCGGCCTCCGCCCGCCTCTCGCGGGCGTCGGCGGCGACCGATGCCCAGGCGATCCGGTCCGCCTCGGGGTCGGCTGGCGGGGTGCCGGTGTCCCCGTTCGGCGCGGCGCGACTGTAGGGCCCACGTTGAGCGGGCGCGGGACGCGCGGTCTCGATCGGGATCAGGTCCGCATTCCAGAAGTGTTTCTTACCCCGCCGCCGGCCGGCGGCCGGGAATTCCCCGCGCGCGATGCGGCCTTGCAGCCCGCCCCGCGACAGCCCCATCAGATGGCAGACCTGCGCCGCGTCGAGCCATTCGCCTGCGTTGTTCCCCTTTTGTTCAATCGGCATCCAATAGCCCCGATCCAATTTTCCTTGACGATCAACATTTAGTATGCCGCGACTCACCCCTCGCCGGCAACGGGTTTCCGGGCAACAGGCAAGCAAGACTCTGATTTTAGGTAATAAATCAGCTTGACTCCGAGGCCGAGTCGCCCCATCCGACCGAGCGCGCCGCGAGATGCTATATACTACATCTTGCTATATACTGCATCTGGGGATCCGGGCGGCAGGACTCGAGTTTGTGGTGTGAATCCGCTAGTGCGTTGAATCCGCTTGACGGGCGTACCGCCCCCGGGCACCATTTTTCCTCAGAAAACCACGGATTCGCCTGCGAGTTGCACGCGAGTTTGAGCCTATTGCAACGGGTGAGTTGCGAGCCTCTGTAAAGCCTTGCGAAATGCAATTTAGCGCATTTCAGGCTTCCGAGATGCAATAGGCTCAATCTCGTCTCATGTGGTGCGAATTGCGGTGCGAGTCCGCTGGTGGTGTGGTGCGAATGGAAACGGGATGCTGACGGAAGACGAGCTGCGGGCGCCAAACGCGACCGGGAAGCGGGAAAAACGAGCAGACGGTGGCGGGCTGTACCTGCTCGTGACGCCGACTGGGCGGCGGTCTTGGGCGCTGGCCTACCGCTGGGAAGGGAAACAACGGACGCTGCCCCTGGGCAAATTTCCTGCCATCAGCGCGGCCGAAGCCCGGCACCTCGCCGAGAAGGCCCGGATCGCTGTCGACCGTGGCGAGGATCCCGGCATCAGGACGAAACGGGCCGCCCGTGAGAAGGCTGCGGTCGAGCGGTCCCGGCGCTTCGACACGGTCGCGCAAGAATGGTTCAAGTGCCGCGTTGAGACCCGGCGGGAGCCGCGTTCGGCCGCTCGAGTCTGGTCTCAGGTGCGGGCGAATCTGGTCCAGCCGCTGGGCGATCGAGACGTTGGCGCCATTACGCCGTCAGACCTGCTCGACGCCCTGCGGAAGATCGAGGCGCGGGGCGCAGTCTACAGCGCCAAGCGCATCGGGCAGTATGCACATCAGATCTTCGATTACGCCCGGCTCGATCATGGCGTCACGGTCAATCCGGCGGAAGGTATCGTGCGGGGGCTGCTGCCGACGCCGGCCGAGGTGGCCCAGCCCGCGCTAGCACCGGCCGATGTGTCAGCCTTCTACACGGCGATGCGGCGTCCGCATGAAGACGAGGAACTCACGCGACTCGCGCTCGAACTCACCATGCATACCGTCTTGCGCTCGGCCGAGTTGCGCGGCGGCCGGTGGGCGGAGATCCAGAAGACAGAATGGCACGTGCCGGCCGAACGAATGAAGATGAAGCGGCCGCATGTGGTGCCGCTCAGTCGGCAAGCGCAGCGGCTTATCAAGCGACTGCGCGAGCTGACGGGCGACGGGGGGCTCATGTTTCCGGGGCGGCGCCCGGGGCACACGATTTCCGAGAACACGGTTCTCTTCGCGATCTACGGTTTAGGATACCGCGGCAGGGCGACCGGACACGGGTGGCGGGCAACCTTCAGCACATGGGCACATGCGACTGGCAAATGGCCTAGCGAATGGATTGAATCCTGTCTTGCTCACGCGGATGAAAACAAGGTTCGCTCGGCTTACAACAGGCAGGATTGGCTCCCGCAGCGGCGTGAAATCATGCAAGCGTGGTCCGACTGGCTCGACCTGAAGGCCGGAATTGCCGCTGACCTTGACGACCTGCTTTGAAAATAGAGAGGCCGCCTGCGGGCATCAGGCGGCCCCTCTATCCGGCGAGCCCCGGCGCTTGAGGGTTTGTGGCGGCCCGCCGAATTTCGTCAGCCGAGCAGCTTGACCTTGACCGTCGCCACGCCGCTGCCGGCCGCCGCGATAGCGGTGCCGAGAAGCGTGTTGCCGGAAGACGTGGCGGTCGCGAGGCCGCTCGTGCTGTTCCAGTATACCTTGGCGCCCAGGGAGAATGCAGCGGTGCCGACCTTCGGCAGCGCGAAGACTCCTCGGGTGACCACGTCGACCGGCGCGCCGGACGCCGCGTCGCCGGCCGCAATGCCGGCAATGTCGCCGGCGATCACCACGCCGCCCGAAGCGACCGTCGCGGGGGCGGGGATGGTGAGCGTGTCGCCGGGCTGGATGTAATTCTTGGCCATTTGTTTCCTCTGAAGGTTAAAAACTTGGGGACATGTCCCAAGCGGTTACGTTGACCACGACAGCCGTCGGCGCTGTTGCGCGGACGCGCACGAATGTGGCGGCCGTTGAGATCTCGAACCGTGCGGCCGATGTGGCGCTGACCGCCGCGCCGTTTCGATCGAGCAGCGGGAACCAGGTCGACCCGTCGTGCGACGCTTCCAGCAGCACGGTTTCGCCCGCAAAGACGCCCGCGAACTGCGCCGCGGCGACGGCGAGTCCGACCGGACTCTCGGCCGGCGAGCTGGTGCCGGCGCTGCCGATGGCAATTGGCGCGACGAAGAGGCGATCCGCTGCGTGCAAGAATTCAACCACGTTCAGATTCCCTTCGACGTGATCGTCCGGATTACCGCAGGACGCGGACGCCCGGCAGTCATCGCTGCGATTTCGGCATCAAGCGACGCAATCGCCGCCCGCATTTCGCCGTCCGACTTGTAGGCAATCGAGGATCCGTCAGCGTCCCGGATCTCCCGGACGCCCCCCGCGCGCGCCTTCACCAGCGCGTCGCGGAGGGCCTGCAGCTCGACCAGGGTCGCCATTTGGATCAGCCGGCGAACGGGTTGCGGACGACACCGCGCCAATCGGTGACCGCGACGGCGAAGTCGAGCACCACGCGGAATTCGCGGCCGAGCACTTCCCAGCCTTCGCGGGACGAAATCTGCGGACCGGGGGCCGATGCGAGATGACCGACCAGCAGGACGGGCGCGGTCGCGGGATCGGCGAAAAGGTACCAGAATTTCGAGCGAATCCGCGGCTCGACCTCGACCGTAAACGCGTTGCGGAAGGGATTCTGGTCGTACCAGGCCGGCGTCGGTCCGGGCATGGTTGCGGTTTCCGCGCTCGTTTCAAGCTCCGGCCCGACGACCAGGTGCTTCGGATTCACGGCGATCGGCGACCCGTCGGCGCGGACCTGCAGCCGCATCGCTTTCCGCGCCTTGTCGAGCGTGGTCAGATCGATGATTTCCGGCGCCATTTCGTTGCCGTGGGCGGTCGAAAACAGCGCGTTGCCGTCCGACATGATTGGATTCGACAGCAGCAGCGCGGCCAGCGCGGCATTCTCGGTCTCGGCCGCCGCGACGCCCAGCTCGGCCGGCACGCGGCCCATGGCGCCGAGATCGTCATTGATCAGTGCCTTGCGGGTCAGGGCGAACGAACCGGCGTAGGTCTTCAGCGCCCACGCATTCTTCACTTCGACCGTGGTTTTTGCCGTGATCTCCCCGTGTTCCGTCACTTCGGACAGGGTGCCGAAACCCTCGATACCCAGAATGTCGTTCGTCCGGAAATCCGACGCCAGCGCGGTCTTTGCGAGTTTCTTCAGCGGGCTGGCCGCGACCGAATAGCCCTCACGGAGCGACCGGTTGCCGACTCCTGTCAGCAGTGCCGGAAAATCGCTGGTCCCGTGCATCGCCCGATGAAGCGTCGCCTCCCGGCTCAGCAGGTGCAGCCCGGTCTCGCCCGCGTTCCGCAGCGCCAGGGCCGCGTGTTCCGCGAAACCGAAGCCCATGAACGGCCGCGCCGCTTCGGACGGCTGGGTGCCGGTCGCGCGGCAGAACAGCGCGTCCTCGCGGGCAGCGTAGGTGGCCGCCGGATCCTCGCTGCCGGTCGGGGCGACGTGCGCCCGGATGGTCAGCTTCGGCGGGGTTGCCGGTGCCGGGGTCGGATCGGCGGCGGGCTGCTGTTGTTCGGTTACTTCGGTTTCGGTCGGCATGGCGCCTTCACTCCTTATTACGGCGGCGGGATCGGCCGGGATCCCGACCAACGAAAGCTCGACCAGCTCGCCCGCGGCGGCGGTCTTCGTGCGGCGGCCCGAGGCGTCGCGGCCCTCGGTCCATTTCGTGACGCGGTAGCCGATGCTCACGGCGCCGATGACTCCTTCGGCGACCTTCGTGCGCACGTCCGCGACGGACTCCGCGGCAGACAACTGCACCTCGCCCACGAGGGCGGCGCCCTCGCGCCGGGCGGCCGTGACGACGCCGACGGCCGCGTCGGTGCTGTGCCGGTGATCGAGGAAGACCGTCTTACTGACCAGCGCGGCCGGGTCGAAACCGGACAGGTCGACGACTTCGAGGAAGGGGCCGGACGCATCGCGCAGCTGCCGCGGGGCGCCTGCGCTGAAGGTCGCGGCGAAGGTCCGGGTTTCAGCGTTGTAACTGCCGCCGGCGGCACGGATGAAAAGGTCAGAGCGCATCGGGCGACTCCTTCTGGTCGGCAGGCTTCATGCCGAAGGCGAGGCCCAACGCCGCTTCGCGGGTGCGGTCGGCGGCAATCTCGCGGTCGAGCCGTTCCACGTCGTAGCCGAGTGCCGCGACAGCTTGCCGCCTTGACATTAGACCGGCGGCCATTGCGGCGACCGTTGCCTCCGTGTCTTTTAGTGGATCTACCCAGGGCTGCGCGGGCGGGTAAAATTCCGCCGCGCTCTCACCGGTCACGCGCTCGAACAGCGGCGCGACCAGCTGCGGGATAATGCAGCCGAACTGGTCTTGTTCGATCCGCTGCCGAAATGCGACCAGACCGGCGCGCAAGGAACTGTAGTTCGCGCCCCGCAGGTCGCCGTCGACCATGTGAGCCGGAACGCCAAGCCCGGCCGCGATCGCCCTGATCTGGTGATGCACGAATTCGGAAGTCTGACTCGCTTGCTGCGGAGTCGAAAAGCGAATGTCGTAACCCGCGGGGAGCCGACGAATCATCCCCGGTTCCAGGCTGACTTCGGCAGCGTCTTCGAAAGGCTCGGCCGCCGGTGTGCCATTCTGATCGACCAGGAAGCCAGCGTGCAAGGCAGCGACCGCGACGCCCTTAGCAAGCGCGTCTTCAAGTATGTCCAGTTCGCGGAGCCGCAGCAGCACCGGCGCCAGCCAACTCACGCCCCGAACCTGCCCGGCGCCAAGCGGCCGGCAGAGATGGAGAATTTCGGAAGCCGGGATCCGAATTCTTTCGACATTCGCCGCGAGCAGGTCGGGCCGGTTTTGGAAAACGTAATAGGCCACGCGCCGCCCACCGGCGGAAAACTCAATCCCACCAATTACATAGCCGCCGCCAGCGAGATTCATTGTGCACGACGAATCGACCAGCTCGGGCGGCAGCAGGCGCACCCGCAGCCCTTCCGGGCCGTCTTCCAGAAGCAGGAAAGACTCCCCGTCAACCGCCAGGCCGCGAACCGCAGCAGCCTGCAGGCCCCACAAATCCGTTCGGCTTTCGGCGTCCGCGACGGCCGCCCAGCGATCGAAGGCGGCCGTCGCCTCGGGGCTGCCGGCGGCGCGGATGCCGGGGCCAACCAAGGCGGCGGTCAGCGCGGCGACGCCAGCGCTCGCCCAGGGGTTGTTGGCGTGAATGTAGCGGGCACGAGATTGAATCGTCTGCCCAGCATTCAACGTCTCAGCGGCGACGGAACCGAGCCGTTCGTTGCCGACCCAGCGGCTCCCGCTGGCGCCGTCGAAGCCGCGCCGCAGAAGGTCACGGCCGGCAGCGGGCTGCGGCGGGGTGGATGTGCCGAAAAGGCGCGAGAGGATCCCCATCACACCACCTCGCGAAGCATCGCAATCGGGCGCGCCCAGACGGATGGGGCGAAGATAACGAGCACCGACTCGGCGTCATTGGGCAGAGGGTCGCCCGCCTTCGCGAAGGTGGCGAGGCGGGTGCCGTTCGCCCAGGTTGCGACGCGGAAGTGCACCGGCGCGCCGGCGATCACCGACTCGACCGCAGAGAACAGTTCCGGCTCGGCCTCATTCACCAGATCGATCGCGTCCGTGCCGTGAACGTCCGCGCGAGCGAGAGCGAGCAACAGGGCGGCGGAGAACATTGCATACGGGCTGAAGGTCTGAGTGCCGCGACCGTCGATCACGACTCCGCGGCCTAACGCGCCTGCGACCGCGGCTTTGCGCAGCGCGCCATATTCCGCGGCGTCGGCCCCGAGAACTGTCGAAATTTGCGAAATCGTCGGCATCAGTGCAGCACCGACGCCCGACTGCGCTCGATTTCTGCAAGCGCGGCCTCGTACCAGTCCCGGTCATACTCGAATGCATCATCGAGCGTAATCTGGCCACGCGACGCGAAATAGAATGGGTCTTCAGGAATGTCCATCCCATGTTTCTTGAAATACTGCACAATGGCCTTCCCGGCCCAGGCCATGGGCCGGCCCAGATGCACTGCCTCCGCAAGGATCTGCTCGCACTCGTATATGTGGCGTTCCATTCGGCTTTCCTCGGTTTGTCGGCGGCCCGGTGGAGCGGAGCAATGCCACCGGGCCGCCTATGAGCGCCCCCGCTCATAAATTCTTTTTCTCATGTCTGCGCCGCGAGTGCAAGTATAAATAAGCGCGCGCAGCCCTTTTCATTAAAATGCAAGGTCTATCAGGCACTTAATGTTCTGCATCGCAATTTAATGGAGAAACGCAGCAGAAAAGCACGAAAACACGAAATTCGTGCACACGAAATTCTTGCGATAAAAGCGCGAAAACACGAAATTCGTGCGTTGGTAAAAGCACGACAAACGAGCGTTGAATTAACGAGACGAATCGGTTACCGATTCTTCATCGAAACCCAAAGAGGACGTTGACATGAATTTCGTGGAAGAAGGCGCCTATCGTTCGATGCACCAGCTCGTAGACGACTGCATCGAAAACGTTTGGAATTCGGAAGCGGAAATGATCGAATATTTCGCAACCAAGGCACAGCCGCACACCAAAAGCGCCGCGGCCCGACGCGGGGCAGAACGCGCGCTTTGCGAAATCTTTCGGTACGAAGCTTGGATCTTCGGTCGAAAAGCTATCGACCAAATCTGGACATAAACGTTGAATTCTGCGTCACCGGCCGCGGTTTCGGCGCGGCCGGCGATGCGAGTTGCGCTTCGCGAGAATCCAAGTTGACGCCCACAAGCTGCCGTGCGGCCCACGCATAGACCGTTGCGTCGAGACTTTCCGCGCGTTTGCCGGGAATCCGTTCAAATCGCGCTTGCGGCGTCCCGCGGACGTATCGAACGACTCGGCGCTCGCTCGTAAGCTGTTCGAAGTAAACCGGATTCAGCGCCGCTCCGAATCTGACGCCAGTGCCACGCGAAATACGTGCGAAAAGCTGCGCCTTGACCGCATCAACGCCGACAAGCCACAGCGGCGCCGTGCGGGAACTAGAACGCTCGGCGAACGGCCGCGAAAATCCGGCCGCGCCCTTGCCGCTGACGATTCTTCGCGAGAATCTGGCGCGCGTGAAACCGTTGACGATGTCGGTGTGCCCGCCGTCGCCGCTATCGATGATGGCGGCGTCGATTCCGATGGAGCCGCCGCGCGGGTGGCGGAAGGTCGATTTCAGGAAGCTGTCGAGTTCTTCCCAGACCGAGTTTCCGTCGATAGGTCCCCAAAAAACGCGGTGGTCGAGAACGAAAAGCCCGCCGTCGCGATCGTGAGCGACTGTGACGGATTCCAACCTATCGTCTTGGCAATCTACACCAGTTGTGAGAATCAACGATTCCGGCGGGAGTGCGTCCAGCGAAAACGATTCCCGCCGTCCTGCAAGTTCGTGTTCGTCGAGATCTTCACCTTCGGTTCGCCACGGCTCGCCGAGAATCGTATTGGTAAAAACCTGCAGCGTCGCGGGGTCGCGCTTCGCCACCAGGAATTCAGCGACAAGCTTGGGCCACCTCGCGTTGAAATGCGGCGAGATCAGCGCATTGAGTCGGAACCCCGCGTGCCCGCGAACCTCGGGCCGAGTTGCTTGCCAGCGGCCCGCCGCGGTCATCTGCGATTTGAATCGTTCCGGCACCAGTGACCCGCAGTTCGGGCAGCACCAACGCACGGACTCCGGATCGCCGTCATTCCATTTCAGATCCCGCCACATGACTTCCGCGAAATCGCCGCATTCCGGGCAAGGGACTTCGTAAACGCGCTGATCTGATTCCGCGTACGCGCGCGAGATCGGCCCATGGTCGAAGACCGGAGTCGATCCCATGAGAATCTTTCGATCGGCGAAGGTCTGGGTCCGCATTTCCGCCAGCCGGATCGGATCGCCTTCACTTGTGACTTCGAAGCCATCAACCTCGTCCATTAGAAGCACGCGCGCGGTATGGCGCCGCAACGTTCGCGGACTCCGCGCGGCCAGGAATTTGACGCTGCCGCCCGCGAAGCGCCACGCCAACATCGTGCTGCGCCCGTTCGGGTCGGAATCCTCGCTTAATTTTCCGCGCAGAGCCGGACTCGCTTCGAAGAGTGATTCCACGGTGACGGCATAGTCGCGCGCGTCGTCGGTGGTGGGCTGCAAAACGAGAAGCGGGCAGGGGGAATTTGCAACGTAATTCGCGATAATCGCGCTTAGGAGTTGCGTGTACCCGATCCGCGCGGATTTGAGCACCGAAATACGCTCGATTCCCGGATCGTCCAGCGCGTCAAGGATTCCGCGCTGATGCGGCCAGAGGCGAAGGCGACCGGGCGTCGCGGAGTCGCTCGCAGGCAGTCGGATAGTCTCCTCGGCCCAGTCCGCCACATCGCACACAGGGGGCGGCTGCAGGGCGCGCATGGCCGCGCGGCGGGTGGCAGCAAGGGGCGTCATAGGTCGGACTCCTGCGCCGCCTCTGGCGCCGCGGCGAGGGCTTCCAGCGCGGCCCGGATTTCGGCGGCAATCTCGGCAAGGTCTGCGGCCGTCAACGTCGGGAGCCGGGTGCCGACGCGGGAGGGGACAGCCAGAAGCCCAGCGCGAACGTCGGCCAAGATGCCGCGCCACGCCGCTTCGACGGCGGCCCGGTCGAGTAGTTCACCCGCCTCGCGCGCCGCTTTAAGCTCGGTGCGCGCGGTCTGAGCTTCCATGAAACGAATGCGCGCGGCCTTGAGCGGATCCGCGGGGGCATCGGCGACGCGGCCTGCGCGGGCGGCCGGGCTGCGCAAATAGGTGCAGTACCGCGCGACCGACTCGGCCAGCGCGTACCGACTACCGCGCTTCACCAGGTGCCCGGCTGTGGCGAGGTGCGAAACCGTGGAAGGGGTGACGCCCAGAAGGGCGGCCAGCTCGGACGCGCGGACCGTCTCGGGGATCTGGGTTGATTCATGGCCCAATGCTCGGACTCCTTGTTTAGAATGATTCTAATATATTAGTACGGGAGTGAGTTTTCGGGC